TAGCCAACCCGCGATGATCCCTAAAAACCGACCACAGCAGAAACGGATTGATACCGAGCGCCAGCTAAAGAGCGCCGGTGTCAGTGATCCGGTGTGCTTGGTCGGCATTCGCGGCTACTACCGCGATAGCATGGGGGCGAAGGGCCGACAGGACCGTGGAATCTATGACGACGCCATCATCCTTGTCTCGCCCAACGCCCATGTTGCCTTCAACGCCAATGTCGATCCGGCCAATTACGGCATCAATCCCAAGGTTCGCAAGGGATACGCCAGCCTCAAACAAGGCGTCTGGCGCTACAAGCTGGGCAAGCACGGCATTCGGAGCGGCAACCCTTACAGGGCTTTGGTGCAAGGCGGTCCAGTCACCGTCAGCCGCGACGGCGGGCAAGAGGAGACCGGATGGTTTGGCATTAACATCCACAAGGGAAGCAACCGAAGCGTGAGCAGCGAGGGCTGTCAGACAATCCCGCCGGCCCAATGGCCCGCCTTCATCACGCTCGTTGAGACTGAACTTAAACGCAACAACGCCAAAACCGTCAGCTACGTCCTCACCCAGCCGCGCAAGGATCTGGCCTAACCCTCAACCCTCAACTCTCAACTAATCATGGCCAAAACAATCGACCAACTCACCGCGCTCGGCGCCACACCAGACGACAGCGACAACCTCGTTATTGATGACAGCGGCGTGACCAAAAAAGTCACGGCCGCCCAACTCAAGGGTGACTGCGTTCGCTCGCAGAAAAACAATGCACTGAGCAGCGCGGTCGGCACGCGCATCGGCACGGCGACCAACCAGCTCCTCGGATTCTGGAATGCCGCGCCGGTGGATCAACCGGCCGTGACGGCGGATCTGTTGGACAGCTTGCAAGAGGTCGGTTTGATTGCCTCTGGCGCCGGAGACACGCCGCTGAATCTTGGCGGCGGCACGCTAACCTGCGGGTCGGCGGTGGCGACAGGGACGGCTGGCGTTGGCTACGCGACCGGCGCCGGCGGAACCGTGACGCAGGCAACCAGCCGGACCACGGCCGTCACTATCGACAAGACTTGCGGCAGCATCACGATGTTCAGCGCGGCAGGTTCGACCACGGCAGCGACCTTTACGGTAAACAACTCCACGGTGGCGGCCAATGACGTAATCATCCTTAACCAACGCAGCGGTAGCAACCTCTACGACCTGATCGTGTCGGCAGTAGCTGCCGGATCGTTCAACATTACCTTCCGCACAACCGGCGGCACGGCGACCGACGCTCCGGTCATCAACTTCGCCGTGATCAAGGCTGTCACCGCTTAATGGCATTAGAAAGTCCAGTGCAACGCGACGGTGATCGCGGATTTGTCGGGTTTGCCTCGCGCATGAACCCGCTGTCGTTGCCCGCCGGAATGTTGCAGGAGAGCGTGAACATGCGACTGGAGCGCGGGACGGCGCAGACGCGCAAGGGCGCCAAGCGGCTGGCCAGCGACATCTCGGTAAGCGGGACGCCGCTGACGGTGCCGTTTATTCTGGCGCCCGCGCCGAACGCACCGATTGTCCGCGCGATTTACGATGGCGGCATCTTCGCCTCGGCGCTGATGCTGCTGCCGGAGGAAAACATCGGCACCGAGGCGGTGCTGCTGGCGGGGCCGGACAGCGCGTTTACCTACATCACCGACAGCGCCTTGGACATCAACTCGGCCGGTGCGGCGAGTGTTTTGGCCGTGAGTGACACAGAGAACTTCATCACCGACACCAATGACGAGCTGTTGATCATCGCGGTGCCGCCGCAAATCAACCTGCCGTCCCCGCCGGATGAGATCATCGAGCCGACTGACAAGGTTTCCATGTTGCAGGCGCATGACCGGCTTTATCTGTTCCGCGAAGCCGACCGCAATCAGGCCGGATGGGGCACCAATTTTACCAGCGGTGAAGGCATCGAGGTCGCGGGCACGGTGGCGACTGTCTATGTAGACGGCCACGGCTACGAGCTGGGCGCCCGCGTCCGCATCGAGGGCGGGTCAGCGGCGGCCTTCGACGGACACGAATACGACATCGCCTCGGTGATCGACGCTGACCGCTTTACGGTCACAGTGCCCAGCGGCACTCCAAACGAAGCCGGTGCCAACACTCAGGTGCGCCGAACAAAGCCGCCTCTTTACTGGGACGGCGATCCCTCCAACGACTTTGTTCGCGCACCGGCCGGCGTTCCGGCTGAAGGCCCGACCTACAAGAAGATGCGGTCGGTGCCGTGGGCAACCTACATCAACAACCGGCTGATCCTGCCGGATGGGCGCCAAGGCGTGATGATTTCCGATATTCTCAACCCCGACCTTTACGATCCTTTCTTCCAGTCGCTTCGCGTGGGCAAGGGCGGCAACGACTTTATCGTGGCGATCCACCCATGGGCGGATGGCAGCGTGCTGATCTTCTGCCGGAAGAGCATCTGGCTGGCCACGCTAAACCAGAGCTACGACGGCACCAATGGCGACAGCCTTGTGGCGCGGCTGGATGTTTTGACAGACGAGATCGGTTGCTCGGCACGGCGGACCATCGTGACGGCCGGCAACTTCGTCTACTTCCTGAGCGACAGCGGGGTCTACCGCCTTGATGCACGGCTGGACCTCAAGCTGCGCGGAGACACCAAGCCTCTCAGCGACCCGATTGCCGACAAGCTGCAAACACTCAACACCGATCTCATTGCGGACTCGGTCGCTGTTTATCAAGACAACCGCTACTACCTCGCCGTTCCCTTGGCCAACTCCACGGACAGCAACAACGGCGTTTTCATTTATAGCCAGCTCAACGAGCAATGGGAGACGCAAGATTTATATGGCTTCGGCGTGAATAACTTCATCGTCGGCAATGTGGCGGGCGAGCGGCGTATTATGATCAGTAATCGCGCTGGCTACCTCATGCTGCTCAACCACCGCGAGGATGGCGACGACAGCCCCGACCCGACAGTCAACGTCGTGGCTTCAGTGCCGGGGCGCATCCGCACGCGGCGCTATGATTTCGGCGACATGCACAGCAAACGCTTCCTGCGCACTATCGCGGATGTGGTCATTCCGGCGGGCGCCACGCTGACGACCAAGATCAAGACGGTCAACCCCGACGTGGAGGACGACGCCATTGGCACGCTAACGGCGGCGACCCGCGAGGACTACAACGCCAAGTCGCCGGTGCGCTACAAGGCGCACGCGGCCGAAATCATTTACGAGACCAGCAACGGACGGCCGGAAATTCGAGGCGCCTCAATGGAGGCCAGCCCGAAGAGCCTTCCGCCGACTGAGACGCGGAATGCAGCTTAACAACTAAGGAGAACTAATATGGCAACTGTAACAGCAAGCAAGGCATGGGTGAGTGGCGAGACGGTCACGCCGGAGGGGCTTAACCTAACCGCCGCACCGACTGTGGTAGTGGCGGACAATGAGATCACGACGGCGAAGATTTTGGATGCCAACGTGACGGCGGCCAAGCTGGCCAGCAACGCTGTGGAGACGGCGAAAATCTTGGATGCAAACGTGACTGCCGCCAAGCTCGCCCAGCCCTACACCTTGCGCGCCGCGCAAGCCAGCACCAGCGGAACATTTATCGACTTCACCGCAATCCCTTCGTGGGTCAAGCGCATTACGGTCATGCTGGATGCGGTCTCATTCGCCGGAACAGATCACATGCTGATTCAGATAGGCTCCGGCAGCCTCACGACAAGCGGATATGCTAGTTGGTCCACATTCCTACTGGGCACAACCACAACCGCTGGAGCAATATTTTCCGGCGCTGGGTTTGTTGTCTATATGGGCGCGGCGGCAAATATCGTTACTGGAACATTTGTCCTTAATTTGGTGGGTTCCAATACTTGGCTGGGGCAAGGCATAGGCGTCTATAACAACACCGGAGCACAAATGTTTGCCGCAGGAAAGGTTGCGCTTTCGGGGGCGCTTGATCGTGTGCGCATTACCCACTCAGGCGCCTCCGACACCTTTGACGCAGGCGCGATCAGTATTTCCTACGAAGGATGACCCCATGGCAGCGCGCAAAAGCATGGCACGACAACCACGTCACGGACGAGACCTTCGAGGAAACCCTCGGATGGCACCTCACGCACGGGCTGGTCTACTCGACACCGGAAGTATTTCTCTTGGCGCGGCAGGTATGCTGGGATGTGGAGTTGGAGGACTTCACCGATGACTGCGAGCCGAATGCTTGGTTCGTGGAGTTGGCTGCTTCTGCTGGGTGCGCAAACCCTGTGCGGGAGTTTATGCGCGTGGCGTCACGCCCGCAGCAGTGGGCGCTATGGTGTCGGCACAACAGTTTTGAAATCAAAGCCCATGACTGGGCGAAACTAGCAAAGAAAGTGAGGCTATAATTATGGGAGGTGGAGGAGGCAAAAAAAAACGAAAGAGACCGCAGGTGCAGCACGCGCCGTTGATGGACTACAGCGCATTAATGAAGTCGGCCAACGAGCAGGCCGCCACCAGCGCCAAAGCGCAGGTGCAGGCGCAGATCGACGCCTATCCGCAGCTTGAGGCGCTCCAGCTCGGCACGATCCAGCGCATCGCCGATAACCTTAATAATCAATACACGCGGGACGCCATGGCCGGAGTCAACCGCACGGTCGGCGACGCGGCCACCGTGCGCGGCATTGGCGGCGACATGCGCGGAACGGCAGCGGAGATCCAAGGCATCGGCCGCTTGCTCCAAGCGCGGGCGGACGAGACCAATATCGAACGCCAACTCCGTCAGCAAGCCGAAGCAGAACTGGGATTGGGCCGGTCGCTGTCGGCCGAAGAAACCCGCGACGCCCAGCAGTCGGCCCGCGCTGCGTTTGCCGCTCGCGGACTGGGCACCTCGATGGGGAGCAGCGCCGCTGAAATCCTTAACCGTGACAGCTATGCCCAAGCGCGCGAGAGCAACCGCCGCAACTTCGCCGCCGCGACCAACCAGATGGTCAGCGGAAACGTGTTCAACCGCTTCAGCCAAGCCGCCGGACTTTTCGGCAACGCCGCTCAAGTGCAGCAAGGCGCGGCCAATGCGTTCGCCCAAGGCGCCAACATCGACGCCAACGCAGCGCAGATGCGGGCTAACCTTGATCCGTATGCGCGGGCACTGGGCAATGCCAGCATCGGCGCCAACCTCGGAAACAACTTGCAGAGCAGCATCGGCAACACCTTCGGCAATGCGCAGCAGATGGCGGGAAATGTGAGCAGTTTCAACATCAACGCAATCGACTCGCGCAACAACGCCGCGATGAATAACTGGGCCGCCATGCGCTCGGCTCAAATGCAAGCCGGCGCGGCCAACAACTCGGCGACCATGGGCATGATCGGCACCGGCGTGGGCGCTGCAGTGGGTATCGGCGTCATCGCCATCTAACTTATGGAGCAACTGGTCAAAGATACATGCCGCAAGGTGGAGCGTTGGCTGGACGCCAGCGCCAGCCCCGTTGTGCTATGGAGCGGCGGCAAGGACAGCACGGCCATGCTGCACCTCATCCGCCACAAGGTGGGCGCCAAGCTACCAGTGATCCAGTGGCGCGAGCCGCGCTTCCGGCATCGCTATGCTTACAGCGACATGCTGGCCGAGGCGTGGGACTTGGAGATGTATGACTACGCGCCTCTCGGCTATGCGCTGACGGACGGCTACGACATCGAGACAGGCATTCCGCGCTTTGACTTTATCAAGCTCTACCAGATCGGAGCCAAGTCGCTGGCGCTCTGCCTCGGCACCGAAGAACCGCAGCCGGAGGAGCTGGCCAGCGGACGCTATCTGTGCGGGCTGGAAGCTCT